CCATTCTTCTATTTCAAATATAGATAAATCTAATACATTATCATTATCAACGTTGATTGTTAGAACATAAATATATTCTTTATTTTTAACATATACAATTTCATATTCTAAATTCATTATAATATCTTTATACTAAAATATCTTTAAATTCAAATACTTTATTAATGTGCGGTTTAAATGAGAAAAGGTTTAAAATACAAAAAAATATATAGAGGGTTAAACGCTATTTATTATATTTCAAAATAATATAAAGATATAATAATAATAATAATATTAATAATAAAATGTCTGTTGAAACTATTACTACTATGAGACACCATAATAAATGGTCTGTAAATGAAGTATTGACTCTTCAACGTGAATATGAACTTTTGGAGTTATCTGTAGATGAAATTGCTACAAGACATAAGAGGAGTATGAGAGCTATTTTATTTAAGTTACAAGCTGAGGGCTTTATTAGTAGTTGGGAAGAAGCGCGAGGATTTAGTTCGCAAGCTTATCAGTCGCAAGCTTATCAGTCGCAGGCTTATGAAAATAATTGTATTACGGAAGATATTTTAACGCCTTCACTTACTGATTCTAGCGAAGAAGAAGAAAGCATCGATATCATTCTTAACGAAAAAGATAAATTAAATGGACTTGCCGAACGCGTGAGTGCTCTGGAAAATACAATTAATAGCTTAAACTTGCATGTAGCAAAATTATTCGCACAATCGGCAACGAGTCAAGCAAACGCGTTACTAGTTTAGATATTTAGTTAATAAATAATAAATTTAAAAAAAATATTATTTATTTTGAATACTTATTGTCTTCTTTTATGGTGTCTGCGTTTAGTTCTTCTTCTTCCACCAGCTGGGGGTGGTAGTGTATCTTCTTCCAAATCTTTAGGTTCTTCTTTTCCTTCCAAATATCCATCATATCTATATATGTCTGGTCTCATTGCATATTTATCGTAATCAAAAACCGGTGAGTTTTCACTCAAGTCGTTGGTAACGCGTTGAGATTCTTCTATATCATCATTTAAACTATTTTTTGTAACTGGCCCAGAAGTCTCCTTGGAAAAAAAAGGTTTACTATTATATACTAAAAGTCCACCTCTACGCGTTCTACTAAAGTTTTGTCTTTTTTTTCTATACGCACTTTTTTTTTATTGTATCTCCTTCTACTTTTCATTATATAAGATGTATAGTTATTATATTTTTTATAATGGATAAATATTTTATAGTTAATTTTTTTATATTTTTATGAAAAACTTTGTTAAACTTTGGACGCCATTTTTTTCATTATTTGTCACTCTTAAATAATCATCAAATAACAAAGCTTTAACTTCTTTATTTCTTAGTTGTTCTAATTTATCTTCAAATTTATCTTCTTGTGTAGATTTCCTTAATAATCCTATTTCTTTTTTAAATTTTTTACCTTTTGTTAAAGTTTTTCCTTGTAAGTCCCATATTTTTTCAAGGACTAACGCAAATACTTGCTGGACTGGTTTCATTATTTGGTTCGTAATATAAAAAGAATAGTCGATTTTAAGACCATTTTCTGTAATAAATGTAGGCGTTTCTATTTTATCTCCTTGTAATGCTTTCTTATCATTTGTGGAAATATAGACAAACGGAATTCTATCTCCTGAGCTCGGCTTATTACCTGGGTCCCTCGCTGTTATTCTATCTGCTAACACTTTATGTGCGATACTTTGCGGATTTTTGTATCCAGAACGTAACGATTTAGTAATAATTAATTTATCCATTGGGTATTTCTCATCAACGATATTTTGTAAACACGATTTTAAGAAATCAATAGCTTCTTTTATATTTTGTTTTTTCATTAATATATCAATTATGCCGCCGTAAATATCTTTTACAATTGGAGCATTATCACGCCTTTTCAATACAATTCCCATTTCTTTTCTTTTTCCTTTATTCGGGTCGGTTTCATAGAGCATACCAACATATCTCTTTTTAGATAGTAGACAGAAGGGCATAAACGTTTTTTCATATTCTAGGTCGTGCGGACCTTTCAAGAAATTAGACGCCAAGTGTCCTGCTTCTTGTGCTAGTTCAATCGTAATTTCGAGTGCTTCTTTTCCGCGAATTGGTTTACCGTCTGGTGTCTGTAAATTAAACGTGAAGAATACTGAATCTGTATTATGAACGATTAAATTACCAATTCCTGCTGCAAAATGATGATTATCAGTTGTTAAATCATATACATACGGCAATTCTTCATATGTATTGTCTACACAGTTTTCTAAATAGCCTTCTGTATAATCATCTTTATACAAAAGTGGACTTTTACGATAAATTCCATAACCACCATTACAAGTATGATTTGTATAAACTATTATACCTTCGTCTGTATCTTCATCAGAATTCATTTCTATATTAAACCCGAACATTTGCGCGGTTATAAATATTTCAGCAATAGTGCAACTATCAAAATCATAATCATATAATAAATGTATATTGCTTCCTTTTTTTACGTTGTAATTTGTTTCGCCTATGATTTTATCTAAATAATTAATAAATAAACTTCTACGATATTCAGCTGTATAATTATTGTTAAAATATGGAATGCCTTTTAACCAAGAACAATTATCTTTAAATATATTCGGAATGCGACGAACTAATAATTCACTTCCTATTTCTACATCATTGGGAGATATTTCTTTTCCATCTTTAGTTAAAAGTGAATGATCGTCTGTTACAGTTACAGAACCATATTTACTTCTTATATAAACCATTTTTTTATGTGGAGCTAATTCATGCCGAATAATTCTATGTAGTTTAGTCCACCCTTTATCAGACCAGGTTTCAACTCCTTCTAATTCACAAAATTCTTTTTCTTGTTTTCCAGGTTCAGAACATTTTATCCAATTATTATTTCCATATTTAATACCTAAATCATATATAGTTATAATTTCTATCATATTATTTACCTGAATATACAAAGGTGTATCAAACGCAACACTATCACCGTATATATATTCTGCCTTAGTCAAAACAGGTCCGTATTCTTTCGTTTCACAAATTTTATTCCCATAACATTCTTCAATAATTCGCTTCGCATAAGTTAGTAACTTTCTTCCTGTAGCAGTGGTGCACGCAGCAATATCTTTTTCATAAAATGTACTTGTTTTTGCCCCACACTGTCCGTAAAGTGAGTTCGCTGTAACTTTATAACCTAATTGACGCTGGTCCAATACATTTTTCATAAATTCGTCTGTTTGTAAAGGAATTAGTTTTCTGGTGTCTTTTCTTGCTTTCAATAGCTCCTTCAAAATGGAAGGCATAATTCCCTCGTTATCACTGGCATCCGAATGTGTTGGTTGTGCAAAACGGCAAATTTTATATCCACATTTTATTTTTTCAGCTGCTGACTTTGGATGTTTTCTATGATATCTATAAGTGTCATACGTTATATCTACATATTCGCATCCTGGTAAATTATCATAAGTGTACTCACCTATTTCATTTTTCTCCCCCCATTCTTCTACAATATTGCCAGCTAGATCATATTCAACCGTCCATACCTTACTATCGTGTGATAAATTTTCACTAATCATAGAACTAGGGTAAAGCGACGCATAATCTACACACGCAACAGGATTATCTAAATATAAATCACATTTTGGATCTAAAACAATTGCTCCCTCATATCCTTCATCTAGACCACCCTTTTCTATTACAGGCATCAAAGTGCGTTTCTCTCTACATTTTTTAGCAATATAACTCGTCAGCTTAATACCTTGACCTCGCATAACTAAAAAGTTTATTGGAACACTACAAATTTTCGCCATCTCAATATAACCAGTAAGAATATCCGATTTATTAAATAAATAATGTACTAGGTTACAGTCTTGAATACAATATTTCGCGATTACAGAGCGATCATCTGCTGTACCATTTGACATTCGGAAAATATCTTTAGGTGTAACATCATCCTTAGCTAAACACCAGCGCACTTTTTTATTATTTAAATCGGGTTTAATAATGCCGTCAATTACGAAAGTATTGATTGTTTTGTCTATGTTTAAAACGATAAACTTCGCACCATTATCATAATAATCTACTGAATGCCCTATTTCTTCGAAGTGTACGTAACTACCGAGTAAAAGCCCTGTCATATTCGAAGTTTTAATGATTGAAATACTTTTTTCATTCTCACCTGTATATTGTGAATACTCTATATTTTTTATAAAATCGCCAATAAAATTACCAGCTACATAATCTAATTTATACGAAATTAAATTAGCTTCTCTTCTATAAAAGTTGTATAAATCTACTTGAAGTCTACCATTCATTTTAATAAAATGTAAATCGTGTTGACCGCTTGCTATTTGTATAGTGCTTTCCTCTATTTTCCATTTATATCCGTCTTTATCCATTGTTCCGCAAACTTCGTCTTTATTTCTGGATAGCTTTAAGAAATCTTCAACACAATTATTTTCCTCAGCACGATGAAACATAAATTGGTAATCAAACCCGAATATATTATAACCGATAATAATATCGGGATTTTCTCTTTGAACGAGTTGTTGCCAAGCGAGTAAAACATCTTTTTCTAAATTGTAGCTTTCAATTACAGAATTTTCTATGGGAATATTGGAACACGTATTTAATACAATACAGTGATTAAAATAAGGGTCTTTATCTCCATATTTCATAAATGTAGAGCCTATAAAAGTAACTTTATCTCCTTCCAGCTTAGGAAATTTACTATTTAATGATATATTTAGTTCATTTAATTTTCCTTCACGTTCAAAATTTTTGTCGCAAAGTACATCCACTATGGTCGCCTTCGTGTCATTGTAGCTCTTAATATGACCTTTGAAATTGTTTTCATCGCCTTCGTCTTCCTCATCTTGGGCGCCCATTTTTTCAAATAAAGCCTCTAAAGTGTTCGCTTTACTAAAATCGGTATTCCCACCTAAATTTCTCACTTCTGACTCTAACCAAATCTCACACAACTTTTGCACTTTCTCTTTTTTATCTACTTTTTCTTTTGTTTTAGGATATACTATATCAATTTGTTCCATTTTTTCATATCCAAACGCAGCCAATATGATTCTCCTTAAAATATTTTTACATAACTCTTTGGT